TAAAAAGGTATATAATGCATTGAAAGAATAAAGTCAATGGAAATAAAAAATCATAAACCCACAGCGACCCAGAGCGACCCAAAGGTATATTTAGTTCAAGAAATACCTGCAGATAGAGATACAGGTAAGCCTAAAATTGATATTACACCTGCATTAAAGTATGGCGAAATTAAGATTATGTTTCCAAGATTAAAACAAATGCAGTTTTCACCAGGGCCAATGGTAATGGAAATAAAAAACTCATTAAAAAATTTTACAACCGATGATTACTTATTATTGTATGGAGACCCTGCAATAATTGGCGTAGTGTGTGCAGTAGCTTCAGAAATTACTAATGGTAAATTTAAATTATTAAAATTTGATAGAAGACAATTTTCTTATTACCCTATTGAATTAAATATTTTTCAAAACTAGTTGACAATAAAAATTAGATCTCTATATAGGATAGTGCAAATATAAATTTAAACTATTAAACTATTAAGGAGTAACATGACAATAAATCTTAGAGCTGATGCGCCTGCTCAGGTGACACAGACTGAACCAGAAAAACTTTCACAACAAATAAAAACTCTTCAAGACATTCAACAAGAGATAGATAATCACAAAGCTAAAATAAAAGAATTAGAAGATAGAGAAAAACATTTTTCTCAAGTTGTAATTCCTGACATGATGAATGCGATGAATCTTAAAACTATGAAATTAAAAGATGGTTCTGAAATAGAAGTATCTAATAAATTTTTTGCTTCTGCGTTAGCAGCTAAAAGACCAGAAGCATATAACTGGCTTCGAGAAAATGGCCTAGGCAACATTGTAAAAAATGAAATTACAGTGAGGTTTGGCCGTGACGAAGATAACAAGGCGCAGCAATATGCTACCCTTGCAAAAGGTCAAGGTTATGATCCGGAACAAAAAGTTTCTGTTCATGCCGGGACTTTAAGAGTTGCTCTGGAGGATCTCCATTCACGTGGTGGAAAAATTCCTTCAGAGTACTTCAGTACGTTTGCTGGATATCAAACGAAAATAACTAACAAACCAAAACAATAGACTAACAAAGGAGAATATATGGAAAGTCAAGTAGCAAAGAAAGCTAATGCAGGTGCATTAGCAACTATCAATCTCAGAGCAGATTCTGGTAAAGGAGCTGAAGAGATAAAAGCAGATGACGTGTCAACACCGATTCTGAAAATCTTACATCAGCTGTCACCAGAATGTAATGAGAGAGATGCCAAGCATGTAGAAGGAGCTAAACCTGGTATGATTTATGCATCAGGGTTTGGTAAACTTATAGATGGACAAGAGGGATTAGACATTATAATCGCTCATGCTCAAACTAGGTATCCTGAATGGCAGGAGAGAGGCGATAGTGCTTCAGCTCCAGTAGGAACTCACTTAGAGATTCCAGCCGATGCTGTGGAAGAAAAGAATGGAAGATACAGATTACCTAATGGTAATTATGTTGAGAAGACTGCATATTTCTATGTACTAGCAATGGTAGATGGAGAGTTAAAACCTGCAGTAATACCAATGAGATCTTCTAACTTATCTCCGGCGAGGGAACTAAATAACCTTATCAAGAATCTTAGATTCACAGATGATCAAGGTTCATTTAATCCTGCAAGTTATTCAGCTGTGTATAAATTAAACACAATGGGTAAGACTGCGGGTAGCAAAAGCTGGCATGTCTACAAACCATCAAGAGTAAGAAATCTTGATATTGCTAATAAGGATGACGCGTCTATCTATGAGATAGCAGCACAACTTCAGAAACAAGTTTCTAAAGGAACTGCTAAACCTAAATATGATGCTAGTCAAAAGCAACAAGACATAGTATAATACATTGTTATAACAGCGGCGCTGGAGGGAGACTGAAGGCGCCGTGTAAATTATGAAAGAATTTAGAAAATATTTTAGTGGTCTAGAAAGAGACTTTGGTTTCTGTAATGTTAACAATGGTTATCATGATCCACAAACAAACAAATTAAAATTTGATCCCGGTGATTATGGTTGGTCTAAAAGAAATATATCTGATCAAGATTATCAAGATCATTTAGATGGTAAACGTGCAATAGGTATACAAGCATGTGATGATAATGGTATGGCTAGCTTTGGTGCTATTGATATTGATCCATCAGATTATTCTAGTTTTGATATTCAACATTATTTAAAAATAATAGAAGAAAAAAATTTACCTGTAGTTCCAATTAAATCAAAAAGTAATGGACTTCATATTTATGTATTTACTGCAGAGAAAGTACCTGCAACTTTAATTAGAGAATTTTTACAAAACTTATTATTCTTATTTGGTTTATCATCTAAAACAGAAATATTTCCTAAACAAACACAGTTAGGTATGAATCAAGATAACATTAGAACTTCTGGATCATTTATTAACTTACCTTATTTTAAAAAAACAGAACGTAAAGCATTATTACCTGACGGAAAAGAATTAGAGTTTGATGATTTTATAAACGTAGTCAAAGATAATTTACAAACAAAAGAATCATTAAAAGAAGTATCAAATAAAAAAGTAAAAGAAATATTAACTGGTGGTCCAGAAGATTTATTAGATGGTCCTCCATGTTTACAGATGATATGCAAACAGGTACAGGAATCAGGAAACAAATTAAAAGATGAAAGAGATAGATTTTTATTTAACTACATGGTGTTTGTTAAGAAGAAACACAAAGATGATTGGAAAACTAAATTGTTAGATGCAGCGAGAGATTTTATTAAGTATGATCAAACGTGGGGTGATGAAAAAGTAAAACAAAAAATAAAAAGTTGGGACAAAGATACAGCCGGACATACTTGTCATGATTTACCTATCTCTTCTTTTTGTGCAAAGGGAACTTGCCTACGTAGAAAGTTTGGTATTGGTAGTCATAAAGAAAGTAGTTGGCCTCAAATATCAGGTTTAATTAAAATAGATTATAAACCTGATCCAGAATATTTTTTTAATGTAGAATTATCTGACAGTAAAGTAGTTCAAATACATGCAAAACATATAAAAAAGATAGCAGAAATGAAAGAGATGAGAGCGCTCATAGCAGACCAAACATCTATATTTCCTCCCATCATTAAGAATAATGAATACCAGCCCATCCTAGACGCTCTATGGGCCACTAAAGAGGATATTAAACCACCTGCAGGTACTAATCCTATTGAGATGTTGAAAAAATATCTAGAGGATTATGTCAATGGACCAGAGGCTACAACATATGCTTCTTTTAAAAGTGGTGCTGTATTAAAAGACGAAGAGTTTTATTATTTTGATTACGATAAATTTTATGAAGAGATTAAAAGAAATGAGTGGACAAAAGACAGGCCAAGAACTGCAACTTTAATTAAGAGTCATTTCAAAGCTGAGTTTGGATTTCAAAAAAGATTTCCAAAAGGAGAAAGTGAAAAATCATTTCCACCAGTCAGGTGTATTAAAATGCCTGCTGATGATTTAATGAAAGAAGAAATACCAGAAGAGAAAATAACAATAGAAGATAAACAAAACATTGTTTAATGAAAAAACCTATTAAAATATATGGCCCACCTGGGACAGGTAAAACTTTTAGATTAATTAGAAGAGTTAATGCTTATGTAAGAACAGGCACACCTTATCACAAGATAGGTTACTTTGCTTTTACAAAGAAAGCTGCGAAAGAAGCTAGAAATAGAATTGGTGTAGATGAAAAGCAGGTTCCATATTTTCAAACACTTCATGCATTTTGTTTTCATTTATTAAATTTAAATGAAAGTGCTATCATTCAACCACATCATTACGAAGCTTTAGGTAAAAAATTAAATGTAAGAGTTAACTTTACTGATAAATACAATGATGAAGAAACACATTTTTTAACTTGCAATAATCCTTATTTTCAAATGATAGGTAAAGCTATTAACAAGGATATAACTATAAGAGAAGAGTTTGATCTTAACGAGCATGATAGAAAAAATATAGACTGGCATACTTTAAATCACATCTATATAAATCTACAAGAATATAAAAAGAAAATGCATCTATTAGATTTTAATGATCTAATTAAAAAAGTTATAAGCTCCGGTAAGATTCCAAAACTAAAAGCTATCTTTATTGATGAAGCCCAAGACTTATCTCCATTGCAATGGCAACTGTATGATAAGCTAAGAGAGAACTGTGATGATATGTATTTAGCTGGTGATGACGACCAAGCTATATTCGCTTGGGCTGGAGCTGACGTCAACAGATTCATAAAAGAGCCTGCAAATGAACGTGTTTTAAGGTATTCGAGAAGAGTATCAAGAGCAGTGCAAGAACAATCTCAAATAGCAGTGAGCCGTATATCAGGCATCAGGAAACACAAAGAATACCTGCCGCGGGCGCAAGAGGGCTTTGCGTCTCACATCAATAATTTAGGACAAGTTGATCTTACAAAAGGTAAGTGGTTAATCTTAACAAGAACTAAAAGTAATTTGTTAGACATAATGAAAGAACTTAAAAGTAAAAATATTTATTATCAAAGTAACAAAGGTAAAAGTTTTAATGTAGGTATTTATAATGGAGCTATGGCATATACTAAATGGATAAGAGAAGGTGAGCTTGGAGAAAAAGAAATAAATGACGTCAGAGAATATATTCCCAATGGCAATTGGAATCCTGAAAAAAATTGGTACGACATTTTCGTAGCTGATCAGAAAGAAATACTTTACATTCGAAATATAATTTCTGGGGGTGAAAAACTTTATGAAAATGCAAGAATATGGTTGTCAACTATTCATGCAATAAAAGGTGGTGAAGAAGATAATGTAATACTATCTTTACATCAAGGTGCTAAAGTACAAAAAGGTATTAGTCTAAGTGTTGACAAACAAGATGAAGAGCATAGAGTATGGTACGTGGGAGTAACACGAGCAAGAAATAATTTATATAAACTGAAAGCTAAAAAGAAAATAAAGGAGTATCCGCTATGAGTACATTTTTTCACAGACAAATTGAATTTGATGTATTAAGAAAAACACCGAAAGCTGTTTTAATAAAAGTAAATAAAGTTAAAAGTACAAAGTATAATAAAGTGTACAAAAAATTTAAAAAATTTTTAGATCCTGTTGAGATGTGGGTACCTAGATCATGGCTTAAAAAAGATCGTTCATATTCTTATGTTGGAATGCCAGGTAATATGGAATCATACACTGATAGATTCTGGGTATGGGAAGAAGGATTTTTAAAAAATTTAAAAAAGTTATATGAAAAAAGAGAAGCAAACTATGACGCATAAAGATGATTGGGATAATATATTTCCACAAGACAAGCAAATTGGAGGATCTCATTACAAAGACTTTACCATTCAGCCCTATGAATTTATTTCAAAAAA